ACTTCTGGTGGGGTGGAAGTACCGGATACTGAGGGGGATACAGAAAAGGTTATGACTCGTCGTTTTGAACGAATTGATGTCACCAATATTTCAGGAGCTTTTTCCTCCGGAGCGGCGAGTGGTACCGCCGCAAAAACTGTTCCTTTCGGTAGAACTGAAATAGTGAAATTCATTGCTACGGGGGGTTCCCCAAATAACGCAGACGGATTTGCTAGAATTGAATATCAATCAGTAGATACCGGAGACGGTTTTATTATTGTTAGTCCTTTAGAATCAGATTCAGGAGTTTCGGGAGCGGACGGTCATTTTAATAGCGATTTCCCAGAAGTGGCGGGGACAATTACAGGGCTAACATCCGGAGTAACAGCCACAACTGGTGCTACGTGTCGTCCTGCTAAAAATTTCGGGGTGAAAAAATCAAGAAATATCACTATGACAGATACTTCTCAACCAGAAAAAATTCGAGATCAAATTGTCTCGTTTTTATCTAGAAATACAACAGTTATTAAACGTGGGGACTATAAAGTAACCCAGTATCCATATCATTACATTGACGCAGCAGCGGCTGATGTAGCCCGTTCGGACGGAACTATTACTTTTTCAAGCACACCTTTTGCTACAAATGGGGGGTCTGCTACAAATAACCCTCAATTATTTGGAGTTCAAGACGGAGATATAATTGCGGAGTTAGATGCAACTGCGTCAACTATTACAAGATATGCGTATATTTCAACTGTTAGTAGCTCTACGGTTCAATATAGTGGAAATACCGCTATTAAAACAAGCGACGGAACTGCACTAGACGCTTCTAAACCTATGCGTATTTATATCCCATTACGTGCTGGACATGTTATTCAAGTAACAAATTTATTAGCTAATGTTTCTGGAATTCATTTAGTTACAGAATTGTCTTACCAAGAGAATAACGGAGTAAGTTTTACACGTATTTCGTCAATTGGTAAAAATGATAGTACGGTTAAGTTGGGGCAAACAGGATTTGAACCTTTAATTGAAGGAGCCTCTAAATATGGTGATGATAATCCGAGCGCACTAACTAATTTAGCTAAAGTTACGTCATGGACATACACGGGGGCTGTTTCTGCCACAGATTCAAATACTATTGAGTGGGCGGCAGGTAAATTCTATGATGATAGTGGCGGTAAAGTATATGCTATTAGCTCAGGGAATACGGGGGATATGACGGCGGGTACTGATTATGTTGTTTACTTTGATCCCACAGCCTCTACTACCACCTTTTCTGTAACTGCTAAAGCTTCCTATCAGGAGAAAAAGGAGCGGGTGAAAGTATTAGCAACTACTGCTGTTACTAATCACGATCAAGCGTCTTTTTCCTACCTAACCCCCGTATCGGGGATATCAACTAATAACCAATCCCTTACAAGTGCTGATGACTCTCTAGTTAACAACTCGATGTCAGCGGCATTAGCCAAAAAGGGAACCCAGAATTGGTCTACGAATATTAGATTTAAGGGAACGGATTATAACGCACTTAAATGGTTTAAAGAATTTGATGCTGACGGAGATTTGGTTGGGGATGAAACTACGGACGGAACCATTAGTTTTGCCGATAACACTGAAGCAACGGTTGCAGATGGTACAGCAGCAGGATTAGCCGCAGGAAAGGTGTATTATTATTATTTGAGAGTAGGAGATAATGCGAACTCCACGTTAGTACAAACACTAGATTACTCTGATGTCTATCAAGACGATAGAATTTTAATGGCTACGGTGAAAGTACCGGATGCGGATGGTACGGAAGACTCTCCTAGTATCTTCCCGTTTAACGGTAACCAAGGTACTGTGTCTGCTGGAATTATATCAGCTAATGCCATTGTTGCAGGGGCAATAAAAGCGGGGTCTATCGAGGCGGACAAGTTAGAAACTAATCTTACAATATCTAATACGATTAGAACGGCTAGTAGCGGGGCAAGAGTTGAGATGACCAGTAGCGGTATGAAAATACTTCATACCCCCGGAAGTACTACTGAAAGTCATTTTATGCTTACGGATACTTCAAGCAATTTCTTCGGAATGCTTAAAGCTCAGACCGTTACATATGAACAAGGCTCAACACATAATACACTTGGGGTTTATGGGCCGGGGGGTAGTTACGCTAAAACGCATGTAGCAAGTTTTGGTGTCGATATGGGAGTATCTGAGGATGCTGAATTTCAGGTTAGGGGTAGTATAGAATTACATGAATCGGGGGAAGGAGATGATCCTCCCGAAATATACTGGGCTGACAATGCCATGGATGGCGAGGACGTTGATTATGCTGTTCAAGGTTCCATATATGTAAATGGAGGTAAATTATATGTAAAGACTGGGGCGGGGGTTACTGGGAGCTATAATGGTTCTAATTACTATTCGGATATAGCGGCGGATACAGGCGTAAGTGGGTGGTCTGGGTATTCGTGGTATGGGACTCCTACTTCCCCAATATTTTCTACCGCAAGTACAACGCTAGGGGCTGACACAGGCATGGCGGCTTTTAAATATGATTCTGGAGGGCAAACTTACTTATCTCTACATTCCGATGGGGATATAAGCATGACATTCGGAGACACTACCGCTGGTGCCACATATCAGTATACGTCGGCATTTTATACTAAAAGTATGTATCCTTCTGGAGGGGGAGACCCTTCTACATATGATATCGGGTACGTGAATACGGCTGGAACGACAGGGCATTTTGTCTACGACAATATAGTTGGGACATCATTTATAATGACCACCCATGAAGGGGGCGCTTCTCCTACCTTACCTGCATCAGGGGTGACGCAAAGTTTTGGGGCTATTTTTACAAAAAGGTCTAATATATATGCTCATGGAGAAGTTTGGGCAAAAGATGCTTCTGGCAATATCACTCAGTTGTCTCCACACGACGAGAATGGGAAGTGGATTTTCCATGCCCATAATGAAAAGACGGGTAAGACATTGAAGATTCAAATGGAAAAATTGATGCGTAAATTAAATGATGAATTCGGCGGGGACTTCATAGAAGAATGTACAGAGGAGTTATAATGGCTATAGCAAAAAAATTAAATCACATTAGAGAAATTACGATAAAACTAAACGAGACAACGGGAGCTACGCCGGGAGAAGAACCTATCTCTAGGGTAATTGGGATGTGCGCTACTTATGTAGAGGATGATTCTACCGACCCGAATACTGTATTATCGGATTCTATATCTGATGCTGTAGTTCTTTACGATGCAAAAAAAGACCCTGTAATAGATAAACTCACAGCAGGGCAAAAAACCGCTATAAACGAGATGCTAACTTTAGTGAAAAATAATATCTAAATGCCTTATGCCGTCTAAACGGGATCAAATTATTCGATTACGTAAAGAAAACCCTATTTTACGCCTAATTAAGATTGCGGAACAGGTGGGAGTTGATCAAGCTTACGTACATAGAGTTTTAAAAAAGGCTGAATTATCCACGAAAAGTGTCCTAATAAATAAAAAACTGCTCCCTAGGCGCATCGTTTGTCAGGCGTGTGGAGAAGATGTACCTAAATCATCTTCACATTCCGCTAGAGTCCACCATATTCATGATGAGTGTAGGTATGAGCATTTTAGACTATTACTTACTTGTAGATTCTGTCAGGTCACCTTTAGAAGAAAACGCTCAGTAGTTAGAAATTTTGTGGCACGTAAGAATAAATATATTTATTGTAGCGTTGAATGTAAGCGTAAAGGGCAACGGAACGACAGCACATATGATTTAAAATTAAATTACCAATTGAGGCAACGTGATATTGACTCACCCGACGTTGAGTGATATACTTATATAAACCCCTAAGAAGGAGAATATATGGAAATTGATAATGCGTTAATTCAACAATGGGAACCCAAAATAAATCGAATGCTTCAAACCACTTCTATTAGGGGTATGGGTAGAGATGATATAGCACAAGAATTACGAATTGCCATTATGAAAGCAGCTAGGGGATTTGATCCCGAACGAAAAGTTTCATTTCATACTTATCTTCACACTACGATGATTAATACTATACGAACCTTAATTACTAAGGCTCAACGTCGTCCCCAACCGCAAAGTTTAGATGCTCATCTTGAGTACGCTGAATACTACGCTAATAATTCTGGACGGTTTGTTGCTAGTGTCAAAACTGAAAAAGCCCTTTCTGTTAATATTGACATGGATACACCTATGATGATAAACTCTATATTACAGCAGTTATTGCTTTCTAATGAAGAACGGGATTTTCTTAGGTTACGTATGGATAATTTGACAATGGATGAGATTTCCGATACCCTACAAGAATCTTCATATAAAATTAGAACGAGAATTAAACAAAAATTAGGTGGACGTAACGAACAAAGACTTAGATTATGGTTAAACGGGACGGAAAATCTTTAAATAATTACAATTCGCATGATGTGCGAGAAGCCTTTCTTTGGCTTTACTCAAAGGCCTACCATAAAGAATATTCATATAATAATTTTATAGGGTATGATTTAAAGTTAATTAAGCAAGCCATAGAAAAATATGGTTTATTTTCTGTTTTATCAGGATTTTATAACGGTATTAAAAGAAATTCTGATACAGTATCTATAAAATATATTCTCAAAGGTTTTGAATTTGGCTACTATTTACCAGAACGAGATGCAGAAATGTATTATAAGATTATGGTTTATGGTACAGATAAAATTAAAGCTTACTGGAGAAAATATTTAGCATTAAATTCTAAGTGGTTTCCTACCGCTTCGTCAGAACAGACGAAAAAGAAAATTGAAACAAAGTTATTGGAGTGGTCAAATGCCAAAAAAAGCTAGTAGAAAAGGGGGCTTCTCTAAAGCTGCCCCAGCTAAAAGAAAGCGGTTGTTTACTAATGACTTGATTGGACGAACTGCCCCTGAAGGGCTGTATCGAGTTATATCTATTATTAGGCTTGGTGTTAATAACAATCAAGAGGTATGGATAGAAGGCACTTTCTCCTCTTTCCCAGAAGCTAAGAAAGTTGCTGATGACAAAGCGGTAGATGGTGTGGTATGCTACATTCACGGTAGCGGCCCAAGAGTGATTTATAGAGCGAGGTAAAGATGCAGAGTTTTGAATACATAGAATCCGGTGTTCTGTTTAATCTAACAGACCCCACGAACTTGAAAAATTTTCGATATACCGGAAAAGATTTTGCGAAGCATGGGGAAGTATTATCTTTTATTATTGATTACGTAGATCAATATAAAGAAACCCCCTCCACGGCGACCTTATCAGAAAATTATCCTACGTTAGATGATTCGGCACAGATGCTTAATTTTGATTATGCAGTAGACCAATTTAAAGATCAGGTAGTTTATCGTAAGATTGTGGGGTCTATTCAGTCCCAAAAGGAACTTTTAAAAGAAAATCCTACGAAAGCCCTTGCCTCTATTATGACTAACCTAAGTGATGTAGAAGTTGAAACAGATGAAGATGTATCAATATATAATGATGGAACTTTTGACCGGTTAGACTCATGGCGAGAGCGTACTAAGAAAAGACAAATGGGTGATGGTATTATGGGGATTACCACCCCCTTTAAATCATTCAATAGTACAGGAGTAGGGTGGATGCCCGGAGAGTTAATTGCGATGTTTGCTAGACCTACGGTAGGTAAAACGTGGATGTGTGTAGAAGCTGCCGCTACTGCCGTTATGAATGGTTATAAAACATTGTTAGTCTCCACAGAAATGCCTGTTGCGTCTATTAGTCTTAGGGCAGATGTAGTGTTAGCTACTAAAATGGGGTATAAATTTTCACATCGAGCGTTACGTAATGGTGACCCAATTGACGAAACCGCCTATAAGAAATTTTTGCAGGAATTGAATGGTAGATCGTTATTAGTTTGTGACCATATTGAGGGGGAGTCTACGATTTCGATAGATCATATCGCTAGATTGATACGAAAACACAAACCTGACTTTGTAGTTTTAGATGGAATCTATCTAATTTCATCAGGAGATGGTAAAAAAGCAATGTGGGAACAATCCCACGCTCTCTTCTATGGTATGAAAAATCTTTGTCTTGCAACAAACACAGCTATTTGGGTCTCCACTCAAGCCACACGAGAGGCCGCTAATATGTTTGAACCCCCCAGAGCCGATCAAGTAGCTTTTGGGGATGCTCTTATACGAGCCGCTGATGTGGCAATGGCAATGTGTTTAATTGAGGATCATGATGATATTCGTATGATGCAGATTCAAAAGTATCGTGATGGAGTTTTACCTACTGAGGAACTTTACTTGCATTGGGACGTAGATTGTGGTATTATTTATGAAGATGATGAGTTCTCACTTATCGACGACGACGACTTTTAATAAGGAGTAATTATAATGGGTTTGTTTGATATATTTAAAAATTCAGATAGTATTGTTGTAAAACAGAGTACTTCTAAGGGGCCGGGGAAACCAAAAGTAGCCATTACTATTGGAGATATAAAGCGTGGACGGGTAGTAGATATTAATGGATACTCAAGTGATATTGTATTGTTTCTACGTGCCTCAAAGGTAAAGCGGGAAAGTTTGTAATAGTGGCTAATTGGTCTAATTTATTATTGGATTCAGGGATAGATGTTCCTTTAGAATGTGACCAATTTAATATTTCTTGTCCTTTTCATATAGATGAATTACCCTCATGTTCAATTAATGTAACATTGGGTAAATGGATATGTTTCGCGGGATGTGGGCAGGGTTCACTAGTTACCTTTCTTTCAAGGCTTACAGGCCAAGATATACAAAAGGTACAACAGAATATTGCAAATAATGAGGTTGAATTTGATTTTGATTTCTTTGAGAACGAATTTCCAAGTGAGGACGAACTTAGTGAAGTTGAATACCCCGGTAAGCGTCAGATAGTTCCTGAGTGGATTTTCGATAGAGGGTTTTCCCGTAAAACTCTAAAAGCTTGGGATTGCGGCATGAATGAATATGGAGATTTAATTATCCCCGTGTATGATGTCAAACAACGCTTGGTGGGATGGATGGAGCGGAGGATTGATGCGACTCCCAAGTATATGTATTCTAAGGGTTTGAGAAAGTCTCAACTTTTATTTGGGGAGCATAAGATACAATCAACGCAGACCATCTGTATTACAGAGGGAGCTTTAGATACGATGTGGTTAAACCAGAACGGATACACAAGTGTTGCTTTATTAGGGGCTTCTTTTTCTTACGCACAACAAAATAGATTAAAAGCATTACACCCCGAAGAAATTGTGTTATGCTTAGATAATGATGATGCAGGTCAAAAAGCAATGAACAAAATTAGTAGTTGCATGAAGGACAGTTGTATGTTATCATGGATAGAGTTACCTGAACAGGTAAAAGACGTACAAGAGATACGTCAACAAACATTACTTAAACAAGTAATTGATAATCGAGTCTTTTGGTAAAGACTAAGGGAGTATAAATATGGGTGGTATATCCGCTATACAAAACAGGGTTGATGAACGAGCCAACCCACAGTCACAAACTGCTGGTCAAGAAATCTTTTTCAAAGATGGTGATCAAGCGTTCCTTACACCAGTTGCTTCTGGGGATGAGGACGACCTTCTTCTTGATGAAGTACATCTCTACACTTACCGCTCCGGTAATCGGTGGATTAATCTTTTGAAAGATGATGATGTAGATACATCAGAAGTTCCAGATAATGTTCGTGCATCACACAAGTTTGCATTTTGGGCATATGTGCATGATATTATGCATACAGAAAAGCGCTTCGATGATTGGGACGAGGTTGAGGGGCCTCAAGGTAAGAAGATGTTCGTTCAACATGTGAATGACTTTAAAGTAATTCCGTTAGGTTTTGGTCGTAGTAATTATATATGGAATCAACTTGTAGATATCTACAATGATTGGGGTTCCTTGCATAAAGGAGTTGTTAGAGTAAAGCGTACAGGTACAGGGATGTACGATACGTCATACACACTAACAGCAACGGCGAGGAACACAGACGTACCTGCGGACAGGCTAGCTTCAATCCCCGATCTTACTGGTATTAAAGACTATTACAAAGATCGGTATGGACAAGTTACCCCAACAACGACATCTAGTCAAGGTGTGTCTTTGGAAACTGACGAAATCACATCGTTGGATGACGACCTTTTCAACTAAATGTTAGTTACTCCAGACACATATGAGTCAGTTCTTTCAGACTTAAAAGAGTACGCAACGTGGGTTGTGGACGTAGAAACTAATGGTCTGGAGTGGCAAGGTAAAAATCAGATTTGTGGGATTGGGGTAGCTGTTGAAACTGGAGATACGTACTATTTCCCGTTTAGGCACTACCCCTCTCTCGAATCTGTGAATTTACACCCTCCACAATTGTTCCAACTAATGGAAGTTATGAACGAACGTTCTACCCTTATAGGATACAATATAAAATTTGATTTACATTTTCTAGAAAAAGATGGCTTACAGACTACTGACAAAGAACTTATTGATGTAATTGTATTAGTACGGCTTACAGAACCTGCGGACGTTAGAGAATTTTCTCTTACGGCTACAATTAAACGAAGTTACGGTGAAGAAGCGGCAGAGTATGATATAACAACGAAGAAAATACTCCGCAAGAACAAATGGAACAAAGATTTTTCTCAAGCACCTCCAACTATTCTAGGCCCTTATTGTGAGAAAGATGTCGAGTATACGTGGAAACTATATCAAGATCGCTTTAAAGAACTTGAACGTACTAATCAAACGAAGATTTTTGAACTTGAAAAAGAACTTACTCATGTATTATATGCAATGGAGAAGCGGGGGATACCTGTTGATAGTCAGTATGCAATACAGGCGGCAGAGAAAATTTTACAGAGGCAAGATCAGATTAAAAAACGTATCTTTGAAACCGTAGGACACGAGTTTTTAATTACTAGTCCTGCACAAGTGGGGGAAGCTTTAAAAGAGTTAGGCATCGAGCCTATCGTTAAAACGGCTAAGGGAAACGTTTCGTGGGGGGAGGAAGCCCTAGCCCAAGTCAATCATCCGGTAGCGGGATACATGAGGCAATATAGAACATTAGATAAAGTAAGAGCCACTTATCTAGAACCATATTTTGACATTGATACTGTACATACATCCTTTTGTAATTGGGGAACATTAACAGGTAGACTGTCCTCCAGAGACCCTAATCTTCAGAATTTACCCCGTACTCATTTTCGTCTCTCTGACAAGCCCTTGACGAGTGAAGAAAGGGAGACAGTACGGGGTCGTATCTCTGCGTCGGTTGCGGCTAAAGGAGGCGTGTTTAACGCAGGGTTATCTGACGAGGTTATTGATACGTGGGGATTCATTGGAGATGAGTCATACGATAGTAAAGATCAATCACAAATTTCCATCCGAAGATTGTTTATCCCTCGCCCCGATCACTCTTTAATGGGATTTGATTATTCTC